CATCTTGTTATTAAAGAATGGTCGTAACCATATTTTTTACATGCTTCATCAATACTTTCAAAATAACCTATCAATTCCCCGTTCTTAAACTGAAACAAAGGTTTTGAATGTAAACAACATTTGCCAAGTTTCCCATAAAAAGGACAATTTTCTCCACTTTTAGATAATCCAATACGTTCTTTTGTTATTGGGTTATTATTATTTTCTTTTATAGTAACCCATCTTAAATTATCAACAGAATTATTTTTTCTATTTCCGTCTATATGGTCAACGCATGGTTTACCGTCCGGGTTTGGAATAAATGCCATTGCAACAAGTCTATGAACTAAACATGTGGTTACTTTCCCTCCAATACATAAATGAATGTGTTTATAACCGTATGTGTTTGTTTGCTGTTTCATCAACTTTCCATTTCTAAACACATTTCCGTTTCTATCAATTTCATATTCTTTAAAATCCGGAATACTTATTTTTTCCGGATTTTCGATTTGCTGGGTTTTTTCTTCTTCCATGTATATTTTATCCATTTTGAAATTAAAATCGCTCTACGTGGCTAAAACAAACGTTCGTGCATGTTGCTTGGTAAATTCTGACGCACCCAACCGGGGTTGTTGCGCAAAATGTATCGTCCAAAGTGCATTATCAACGTGGCGTCGGCGTTCCACAATGTCGGTTTCAATTCCGGGTACAAATTCCCGGCAATCTCTTTGTATCTGCGTTTTCGCTCGCTCTTTTCCTCCTTTTTCCGGCTTATCTTTGCCCGCAACTTCAATTCGTTTTGCCATTTCATAGGGTGTACCATAACAAACGGAATGTCGCAAACTGAAATGATTGCTTTCAATTGCTCAAAGTTTGCCATCATCTTTTGTATTCGGTACAATTTACCCATATTTACGCCATCGGCACCCGGCGTTACATCATCCGGGCGCACGCTCAATTTTTCCAAAAAGACAATTGGCGAACAAATGGTTTTCAGATATTCCAAATAATTACGCAAATCTGTTAAATCCTTTGGCATTTGTATTGCCTTGATATTTTGATTTGGTCGCCATGTTACAATACCGCCATTGCTTCCCGGATCAATTCCCACTACTGCTAAAATTCTTATATTTTTTTTCATATATAACCTCCCGCTTTTGTAAAATAACCTATTACGCCAATTATAAAGCAAACAATAAATAGTTCCATATTTAAAACTTCATGTAGTTATCAACTTGCATTTCCTCGGAAATCATCCGGTCAAATGCTTTTATAATCTCCTTTTTCCGGGCAACCTCAAACGCCGTAAAATCAATTTCCGGGCTTTCGGTTCCTTTTCGGCGAACTTGAAACGCTGTATATTGGTTTATCATTCCACGGGCTACACGCTGCATATACCGGGCAAACGCTTCTTTTCGGTCGTCCTCTTTAACTTGTACATCATCAGCCAACCCGCATTTTTGCAACCATTCATACAAAAACATATCATCAGTTAGCCCCAATATTAATTTCCCGGTGTATTTGTAGCAAAGGAAAATATAACGGTTCCGCCATTGTCTTTGTATCTCAAATCTCCGGATTTGCTCCGGCGAAATTTCATTGTTTTTTTCCGGTATAGCTTTGTATGCTTTATCAATTACATCTGTCTGCTTTTGCTTGTATGCTTTCAGAATCTTTGCAAAGTAATCGGCGTTGAACTGTTGATAATGGTTTTTGTCCGGATTTCCTTGTTTATCTTTCGGCAAATATTCGTCTAACTCTCCGGTCGTCGCCAATTCAAAAGCCATCTTAATATCAGCCAACGTCATATCTGAGTAATAACGTTTCAGAATATCCAACAACCGGGATTGTATATAATTCCAATCATTTTCATTCTGTGGTATTATATAACCAACGTCTATTGCTATACGCTTAAACAGTAACGAAAGATTTTCAACTAATTTTGCATCGTCAATTTCCGCAATTGGTGTTTTTGTTGACGCTGCGAAAACATATTTTTCAACTGGGTTTAATGCTTTGGCAACCTCCGGCAATTGCACCATTCTACGGCGTACTTCAATGGCTTTTGTTCCGGGCTTGGTATTATATATTTCTAACGCCGTATTTTCTTTTTTTTCAATTGCTCCCATATCAATCAAAATCATTGTTTAAATACTTCATCATATCCGCAATTTCTTTGCTGCTTTGCTGCTCTGTCTTTACGGAACGTTTCATTTTTTCCCATTTTTCGTATTTTTCGGGGGTTGAATCATATTCTAACGCCGCCCAACCTTTTGAAATGCTTTCTTTTATCAGAATTAGCGCAAATTCTTCCGGGTATTTACTCAAACCATTTAAGTTTGCTTGTATCGCTGAAAAACTCTTTTGCGACATTCTCCATTTCGGTTGACACATCAAAATATAAAAGTTCCGTTTAAATTCATCGCTATCAAATGGGAATACAAGTTTTGCAAAGTAATTATCAACTTTATCAATTACTTGTTTTCTGACGTCCAACAATTCCGGGGTAAACCCATAAACAATACTTGCTTTAACTGTTTTTTCTTCGTTTGAAAAATTGTCTTGTGAAAATCCGTTTGGATTTTCTTTTGAGGCTTTAGCCTCTTTCTTCATAGTATTATTAATATTATTATTATTATTAATATTATAGTCTTGTAGTCCGTTTTCGGACTGATTAAAGTCCGTTTTCGGACTGTTGTTTAGTCCGTTTTCG